AAACCGCAAGTTGTTATAGAAGAATATAAAAAACCTATTGTAAGAATACCAGCACAACGCACCACATTTTCAACGCCAACAAAAGTATTTGTTATTCCAGACGCTCATTGTTCCCCAGAAGAAGATCATTCACGTTTCTTATGGATAGGTAAAGCTATAAGAGAATATAATCCAGACTATTTAATTTGTATTGGTGACTTCGCTAGTTTTGATTCTTGCGGAACTTTTGATAAAAATCACACAGTAAAAGGTGCTAAGAAACCACCTATCTTAGATGATATAAAAGCAACGGAAGAATGTTTAAAACTTTTACATGAAGGCATGGGTGATATTAATCCTATCAAACATTACTGTTTAGGTAATCACGAAATGCGATTATACCGATATGAAAACGAACACAAAGAAGTCGTTGGAGCGTTCTCCCAGCAATATGAAACTCTATGGCGCTCAAGAGGTTGGGGTATTTCTGAATATGGAGATTTCTATTTCTGTAAGGGTGTAGCCTTTGTTCATGTTCCTATGAATGAAATGGGGCGAGAAATAGGTGGTAAAATGGCAGAGGCAAGTCAAATAGCAAATAATGCCACCCATGACATAGTATTTGGTCATAGCCATAGAGAAAGATCTTGGAGAGCATCAAAATTAGGTAGAGGAAATTATGTAAAAATAGTAAATGTAGGAACTTGTATGAATTATGGTCATATAGAAGAATATGCTAAAAATAGTGCCAATGGTTGGTCGTATGGAATTAGCACATTAATGATACAGGATTCACACATACAATCACACCATTTTATTTCAATGTTAGAACTAGAGGAGAAATATGACGAAAGACAAAATGATAAAAAAAATAATGCAACGAATGGGCAAGAGGGCTGATGATGGTATTAAAAAATATGGCTCTACAATGTTACATAGTAAAAAATCTTTTGTTGCATGGATTGATGACGCTCAAGAAGAATTATGGGACGCCATCGTATATTTAGAAAAACTAAAAACATTAATGGATTTAGAATTAGAAGAATTACATAACATAGGAGGAACAGATGATTGATGATGCTAGACTACACCAAGAAATAATAGATCATGAGGGTGGTATTTTGTTAAAACCTTATAAAGACCATTTAGGTAACTGGACTATAGGTGCTGGACATTTAGTTAAAGATCGTGAAAAACATGAATTTAGAGATGGTATTAATTATGAAACAGGACTTAAACTATTCTTAATAGATTACATGATAGCTAAAAGAGATATGCAGACATTCTTAAAACCTTGTGGCGATCAACCAGCTATCGTTCAGGAGGTGTGCCTTGAGATGGCGTTTCAGATTGGTTTGCCTAAATTAGAAAAATTTGTTAAATTCAAACAGGCATTGGCTGATGAAAACTGGAAAGAAGCGATTGCCCAAATGAAGGATAGCAGATGGTACAATCAGACACCAAACAGAGCAACAGCACTTATGAAGAAGATGAGAAAGTTGACCTCAGAAAACACAGAAAAAGAATAACGACACCAGAAGAAAAACAATATATTCTGGATATGCGTAAAAAATATAAAGAAGAGGACTTAAAAGAAAAAATGGAAAGAATAAGTAAACAACTATTTGGAGATGATCATGTTAGGTAAATTATTTGGTGGTGACACTATAAAAGCTGTAGGGAATGTTATAGACGATATGCATTTTTCTGGAGAAGAAAAAGAAAAGCTAAAACTTCAAATGAAGGAGATAGACGCTAAACTCCAAGAAAAACAATTAGACATAAATAAGGCAGAGGCTTCACATAGATCAGTATTTGTTTCTGGCTGGCGACCATTCTTAGGTTGGGTGTCTGGTTTAAGTATTGGTTATGTGTACCTTTTCCAACCCATATTAGATATGATTTTACAAATGTTCCAAGTTCAAGTAGATTGGGTGCAACTTGATCTAGGGCAGTTAATGCCACTGGTTCTGGGTATGCTCGGTCTTGGGGGTCTTAGGACTTTTGAGAAGGCACGAAATATAACCAAGTAACGAAAGGTTTTTATGAAAAAGAAACTGAAAAAATGGTGGAACGCTTTCACAGAACTCAAACTGTGGGTGCAAGCAATTATTGTTATAGTAGCAATAATTTTAATACATAACTTTATATTACATTAGGAGTAAGCTATGCCAAAAGGAATTGGAACATACGGAAGCAAAGTAGGTAGACCACCTATGAAGAAAAAGAAGAAAAAAAAGAAAAGTAAAAAGAAATAGGTTTATGAGTGGTTTCACAACATCAACAGCAATCAGAGAATTGATTGGCACAAAAAAACGTAAGCCACTCAAAGCCAATGCCAGAAAGAAAATCAAAAAAAGATATAAAAATCAGAATTAGTGATACTGATTATTTTCTCTATAAAATTACATGGGAAGATATAGTCGGAGATTCTAGCATACAAAGTTTAGATGAAGCATTACGATTACGCACCGCAACAATCACGACTTACGCCTTTATATTAAAAAAAGATAAAAAATACCTTTATACGTTCGCTAGCTACTCCCAAGATGGATTTTACGGAGATAGAAATATTATTCCTCTTGGAGTGGTAAAAAACATCTCTAAAATAGCCTGCTAGCACCTTTTTTAGTATAATTCTAATATAAGCCTTAACTTTTAATAAAAACCCTCTGTATGGGCAAAAAAACAGGGTTTATTCGTATTTAGACATATTTTATAGTTTGGTCTGTAGTATTCTTCATATAGGGCAAATAGAGGCAAAAAAATAACCTCACTTTGTCCTTTTTATGCTTTACATAGTATTATTAAAATGATAATAGATATATATGATTAATAAAAAGGAGAATAAAATGAATATTAATATAGAAAAACTTGTTGATACTTTTAGCGAACAATACAAATCAGTTATAAAAGTAAAAGACCAAATTAATCCATTTTTAGATAAGCATAATTACAAAGGTGGAATGGATGCTGAATACTTTTTACAACTTTTAGTATTATTTGAAGAAGAAATTGGAAATATTATTAAAGAATCTAATCCAAATTTTGATAAAGATAAATTTGAAAAAAACATTATGAAAAAAGTTGGTTGGATAAAATAATTAAATTTTTATTGAAAATTAAAAGGGGGTTTTTATGCCCCCTTTTTTTTTATTTAGACAAAATTCGTAGATGTTTATGCAAAGCTGAAAGGAGGTAGGGATCTATAGTTCCTTGCATAAACTTTCAGACGCTACGACGCCTGTATAATTACTATAGTCCCAACTGTTAAATACCCCAAATCTCCTCTCTAGCCAATACTTTATCTTTATCTGACCAGTACCAATCATCTAAATTTGGAGTTATTAAACTTGCTACATTGTCTTTTGTTTTACAAATTTTCATCATATTTGCTAAACTAATTAAAGACATTTCAATTTCTTTCATTTCTTTTTCTGTGTTAAGAATATCCACAATTTCATATTTCTTCGGTGTTACAATTAACATAGAAACATCAACAGCTTTATCTTTGTATTTTTCTCGTAAGGCTTTTTTATAGATCGCTTGTTGTAATATATCACTTCTGTTTTTTTGTAATCTGCTTTTAGATTTTAAATCAATGACAGTCACAAGTTGCTCTGATTCAAAAACAAAGTCCACATATCCCCTAAATGGCACGCCCAACACTTCTGTCGTAACTTCCATTTGTGAAGTAACAAATTCAGAACCTTTAAAAGTTATATTATCATCAAGTAAACAATTAAGCGCAATATTAAAACTAGGTTCTAGCATTGATCTTTCTTTTTCTGCTTTATCTTGATCTAATACAAATTTCGTTCCATCATCATAATAATTAAACATAGTTCTTTTTGCTTCATCATATAAAGTTTGATTTATACCATCTACCAATTCTGCTTCTTCTTGTTGATTTGATAAATAATAATGAATGCCATGTTCTATAGATGAGCCTCTAATCATTTTTTCATTAGCTGGAAAATCGTATTCGTAAATATAACGTAATACAAAACCGCATGGAAAGTTTTTAAAACTATTTAAACGACTAGGACTAAAGGGAAGTAAGTTAAACTTTTCAAATATTTTTTTATCTATCATTGAAATACTCCTTTTCTAAATTATCAATTTTTTTTTCTAAATATTCTATACGTTGAATTTGTTTATCTAATAAATTTATTTCTTCTCCTAACTCAATAATTTTATCTGCATTAAGATCAATAAATTTTTCCATAGAAATATTAAATTCATTTTGTGCTTTAGTAAGTTTAAGTTGTTGCACAATATGTTCAATTACATAAGGTCTAAAACCTAAAAAATATCTTAAAAAATTCATCATACCAATAACTCTCCTTGTCTTGAATCTAATGGTTTCCAATTATAGTAATAAAGTTTAGCTGGCTCGCCTGTAAACTTATCTGATACAATTGTTGTTCTAACTGGATTATGTAATTGTTCATATGAAACAATCATGTTTTGATCTTCGTAAATTAATCGTAAATCTTTTTTTTGATAATGAGCTTTGTTTACATAGCGCTCATGTACTGGTGCTAGATTACCAAATAGTGTTTTTATTGTTTTCGTGATCATAAATCCTACCTTTCAAAATAGTTTTTAAATTATTGTTAAACTCTTTATCATAATCCGTGCGAATATGACAAGAGCGACATAGAGGAATTAAATTATTTATTGAATTTTTTTTATTATTTCCCCCCATCTTACGACCTTCTATATGATGAATATCGTTTGCTGGACTATCACAAGACCAACAGTTAGGGGTATGTTGATCTCCATACCCCCAATATTTTTTAAATAATCTAATATAATCTTTTGCCACTAAATATCTGGTGATTGATTATATTGCTCGTCTTTTAATTCAATTTTAAAATTTAAAGTACCATCATCATTCTTCCAAATTGCGGCAGAATAAATTTTATCTGGATCTAATAAAAATTTATTTTGAATTTTTACATTAGAGTTTTGATAAACAGGTTTACTATCGTTTTCCTGTTTATTATCGTTTTTAAACATTTTTATATATTGTTTCATATTACATCTACCTCTGCTTTCTTATTACTATCATCTTTAGCACCATAAATTTCTTCGGCAGATGCAATGTTATGATCTCCGATAATACCTAATCCAGCACAAGCACGACCAAGCGCAGTTGTCTGACAGAACTCTAATGCGGCAGTTTTAGTAATAAAGTTTAATGATCTTTTTTTCTCTGCAAAACCATTTGCAAGAAATTGCGGACCAGTTTCTAAAGTTAAATTAATTCTACATTCTACCATAACTTTATCGTCTGTATTTTCGTGAACAATAAATTCAGTAGCAATGTTTGTACCAAAATATTCTCTTAGTTTAGCTATTCGCAAACCAACAGTAGAATATTTTTTTCCTTTAATTTCCACAACTCCCTCGCCAACTTTAGCGGAAGCTATGTCGTCTCTGATATGATCTAATGAATAATCAAATCGTTGTTTTTCTATATAGTATGTCATAGAAATTTCTCCTTTTGGTTATTATATATTATTTTGTAGCATTTAAAACAGAATAACCTCTGCCCTCCATACATTTATTTATAATATCGGTTTTAGTATATAACGCTGGCGATAACCAAAGAACACGCCAACGCATTTTATTATAAACGACCTTACTGCCATTTATAAATTCGTTTGTATTATTATCTGCTATTTCTCTGCAAGTAGATAAGTCATCATGGTATCTATTCATATCGCCTTGTAAATTAGCAGAAGATTTACCTCTGCTATCTACAAGTGGTTCATAATGTGAACAAGAAGTAAGAGCCATAAACATTAAGATCATAACTCCCCAGAAAAAAAGTTTATACCAATTAAAAGGTTTTTCATATTTTCTAAAAGCCCTAACTGGTTTTCTAGTTCTAGCGTCATAACCTATTACTGGATCTTGCGTATAGATTTTAAATTTTGTCATTTTCAAAAGTTAGTTTAGGTTTATAAACTACAACAGACTTAGAAAGTCTTGGTTGCTTTTTATAAACTTTTTTGATTTCTTTTTTTATTGGCTCTACTTTTTTGATGTCCCATTTAGGTTCATCAACCATTACAAAGTTTTTAAATTTAATTGTCATTGTTTTCTCCTATAACCAATGCGGTACTAAAAATAGTATCGCGTTAAAAAATAAAATTAAAATAAACATCCAATATGGCATGTGCATATTACCCCCTTAAAAATCTTGAATTATAAAACTACTAGAATTTTCTATTTGAATAACAGTTGTATGCTCTTCAATATCTACTAAAGTTTTACAATCATAATTATAATTTTCGTTAAATTCTTCTATGTCTGAATATTCTGTATATTCACAACATAAAGCTATTGGATCAAAGTTAATTTCTTCGCCAGTATCTTCTTCTAAACTTTCCAAATAAAAGTTTAATGCTTTTAAACCTTTATAAGAAAAGTTATTAGGTCTGTGCGATTGAAACCAACCTATAAAATCTGATTCTGTTATATTAGTATACATAATTTTCCTTTCAGTTAAAATTATATATATTGTTGTAATCATTTTGATTATATTGTCAACATTAAATATTTGTGCAATTAAGTAATAAATGTTAAGGAATTATTTAACTTTTCTCCGTAACCCCAGTTTTTCCCAAATTTCTGGGGTTTTTTTATGAGAATGAATGAATCTATATTACAACAACAAATAGTTCTTTATTTAGACCACAAAAAATTATATTATCATTTTAGATATTGGCATACTCCCAATGAAGGGAAGAGAAAAGTCTGGTATCTAAAGAAACTAAAAAATATGGGAATGAAAAGCGGAGTGCCAGATTTAATTTTAGAATTTTCACAAAGTAAATTTGTTTATTTAGAAATTAAAATGCCTAAGGGTAGATTGAGCAATGCACAAAAATTATGGAAAGTTAATTCTGAAATTTTAGGAACTCCATTTCATGTCATTAAAGGCACTTATGAGGAGTGCAAAAAGCAAATAGATAATATTTTTATAGATTATGAATACGCAAGAATTAGATAAACTTACAAAATATTATATGGGAATAATCCAAGAAAATAATTTAATGTTTGAGGATTATCAATTAAAATGTTGGCAACAAGCCTACAAAGATATGGAGAAAAAAAATGACAAAAATTTGGAAGATGGGAATAAGTCCAGATAATTTTATAAGCGATACGCAAGATCTAACAAACGAGGAGTTAGGCGTTTATTTTAGATTATTATGTTATGCGTGGAAAAAAGAAGCGTATTTACCTAAAGATCGTGAACGACTAAAAAGGATAGGTCAAAACTGCGAAGATAAAATAATTAATTATTTATTAGAAACTTTTTTTATAGAAGATGATCAAGGTTTTTACTGTAAAGCCCAAAAAGAAGAATTTGATTGGGTTGTAGAAAAATCAGAAAAAGCAAAAGTATCTGCTGAAAGAAGGTGGAATAAAAGCGAACGCATATCCGAACGCAATGCTAATTATAGTCATAATTATAATAATAATAAACATATAGATGATTTGTTTGATTCTATTTGGCAATCTATAAAAGTTAAAAGAGGAACTAAAGCTAATGGTTTAAAAGCATTTAAAAAAATATTTAAAAATAAAGAAGCACCAGAAAAAGATTTTATTATTAAACAATTTAATCTTAAATGTGATACTGTTTCTGATAAGCAATATATTCCTCATTTTAGCACTTGGTTAAATTCAGAAGGTTGGACAGAAGAATTAGCTAGTGAAGAAAAATCAGAATTTAAACTTGATAATCGTAATCCTTTTAGAAATTTATCTTTATGGAAAAAAGGTATTAAAACTTTAAACGATAATGACGCAGATATTCGTCAAGCATTTAAAGATGGATTATTAGAAAAAAATCATATTGAAAAACTAAATATTAGTCTACAATGAGGTATGACTGATGAAATTAGAAAATTTTTTATGACTATTCAAGATGATACTGGTTATTGTGCTATTATACAAATAAGCGGATTTAAAACACAAGAAGAAGCTGACAAGTATATTTATGATAATTACCAAGCTATTACTGGGGAAGTATTAACAGAAAGGACAACTTTACATTGAAAATTCAACAAATAGATATTGATAAAATAATACCATATATCAATAACCCAAGAAAAAATTTAAATTCAGATAAAGTCGCTAGTTCAATAAAAGAGTTCGGTTTTCAACAGCCAATAGTTGTAGATAAGGATATGTCTATTATTGTCGGACATACTCGCTACGAAGCCGCAAAAAAATTAGATTTAAAAACAGTCCCTGTCGTTATAGCAGACCTACCGCCTCTCAAAGCAAAAGCATATAGAATAGCTGATAATAGACTTAATGAGGATAGTGAATGGGATTATAACTTTTTAAATATTGAATTTACTGATTTATTAGATAATCATTACGATCTTGATAGTTTAGGTTTCAATAATCAAGAATTAGAAAATTTTATAACATTTGAAAAAGATCTTGAACAAGATATGCCTGTTTTATCTGATGAAGATAAATCTCCATTTCAACAAATGACATTTACTTTGCATGATAGCCAAGCAGAAATTGTAAAAAATGCTTTAGAATATATTAAAAAACAAAAAATAGATGATGATGTAAACGAAAATAAAAATGCTAATGCTTTGACAGAAATTTGTAAATTATTTTATGAAAAAATCCGCTAAAGAAATTGTTATAAAACCTATACCATCAAAAGCAGCTAATAATTTTGTTAAATTATTTCATTATTCAAATACCTATGTAAATAATTCAGTTATTCATTTTGGAGTTTTTTTAAATAAAAAATTAGAGGGTGTTTTGTCTTATGGTAATCCAATAGATAAAAGAAAAGTTTTAGTGCTTGTTAAAGATACAAAATGGCAGTCAATGTTAGAATTAAACAGAATGGCTTTTAGTGATAATCTTCCAAAAAATAGTGAAAGCAGAGCAATAAGCATAACAATTAAATTAATTAAAAAAAATTATTCTCATATAGATTGGATATTAAGTTTTGCTGATGGAACACAATGTGGAGATGGTACAATTTACAGAGCAAGTGGCTTTTCATTAATAGGAATTAAAAAAAACACGACTATATGTAAATTGCCTAATGGAGAAGTTAAAGCGAGACATGGAACAAGTAAAATAAATTTTGAAGGTGCAAAAGTTTTAAAAGGGTTTCAATTAAAATATATTTATTTTATTAATAAAAATATTAAAAAAAATTTAACTGTTCCAATTCTACCTTTTTCAAAAATAGAAGAAGTTGGCGCAAGTATGTATAAAGGAAATGCGGTTGCTAGAGCATAGAGGGATACTTCGTATTCAAAAGGCGGTGCAACTCCGACCCAGCCGCTCCATTTTTCAGTAGTAAAATAATAAAAATATGATTATAATTAATTAAACCGACACTCTCGGTATAAGAAGATTACCTTATGGCAAAGAAAAAATACGATATAGACGTCAAACAACTAGAAAATTTAGCAAGATTTGGGTGTACGAACATAGAAATAGCACAGTTTTTTGGCTGTGATGAAAGCACTGTTAGAAAAGGATATTCCGAATTTCTTACAAAAGGAAGAGCAACGCAAAAATTAAGATTAAGACAACTGCAATGGAAGTCTGCTGAAAGTGGAAATGTCACTATGCAAATATGGTTAGGTAAACAAATATTAGGACAATCAGAAACTCCTATTGCTGATGATAATGAGCCACTTGCATGGTCTATTGATTAGTGCCATTAACTAAACCACAGAAAGAAGTTTTAACCTGTGATAAAAGGTTCAGAGTTTTAATTTCTGGACGCAGATTTGGAAAAACATTTCTAGCCATAAATGAATTAGCAAAGTTCGGCAGATTTCCAAATAAAAAAATCTGGTACGTCTCTCCAAGTTATAGACAATCAAAGAATATTTGTTGGAATATGCTTAAAGATAGAATTATTAAGCATAAGTGGGCAAAAAAGATAAATGAAGCTGATTTATCTATTGTATTAAAAAATAATACTGTCATTCAATTAAAAGGTGCTGATAATGAACAATCCCTTCGTGGAGTAGGGTTAAATTTTATCGTATTAGATGAATTTGCCGATATTAAACCACAAGCATGGTATGAAGTTTTAAGACCGACATTATCAGATACTGGCGGTCATGCTTTGTTTTGTGGTTCTCCTAAAGGTTTTAATTTTGCATATGATTTATATACAAGAGATGACCCAGAATGGCAGAGTTTTAAATATACGACACTAGAAGGTGAACAAGTAAGCCAAGAAGAAATAGAACAAGCCAAAAACGATCTAGATGAACGCACCTTTCAACAAGAATATTTAGCTACTTTTGTTAATTATGCTGGTATTATTTACTATAACTTTGATAGAAATACGCATATCATAGATCAACATGAAACAAATTCTAAAGTCATTCATATTGGCATGGATTTTAATATTGACCCTATGGTGGCTGTTGTAAGTGAAAAAGTAAATAATGATTTAATTATTTATGATGAAATACAAATATGGAGTTCAAATACAGACGAAATGGTGCAAGAAATAAAATCACGTTATAAAGATAATCATATAATTGTTTATCCAGATCCAGCGTCAAGACAGCGCAAAACATCTGCTGGTGGTTTTACTGATTTAGCAATATTAAAAAATGCTGGCTTTGAAGTTAAAGCTAGATCACAACACCCTTTAATTAGAGATAGAATAAATGCTGTAAATTCTAAACTTAAAAACGCTAACGGTATGTCAAGTCTATTTGTAACAAAATCTTGTAAAAACGTTATTAAGAGTTTAGAAAGACAAATATACAAAGAGGGAACAAGTGTTCCAGATAAAGATAGTGGGTTTGACCATTTTAATGATGCATTAGGCTATCTTGTAGAGTATTTATTTCCTTTGCGTAGAGAGTTTAAACCAAGTGAACCGACTAGGTGGAGTTAGATGGCGAATTATAACAGAGAGTTTTTATTATCAAAGCACCCAGATTATGAAGATAATCTCAAGCATTGGAACTTTCATTATCGTTCATACTTAGGCGGAGATGATTTTTCAAATGGATATTTTTTAAATAGATATATCCTAGAACAAGATGATGAATACATAAAGCGTATAGACTTTACGCCATTAGACAATCACTGTCGGAACGTAGTACAAATTTATTCAAGTTTCCTTTTCCGTGTTCCTCCCAGCAGAGATTATGGCTCTATGACAGGTGATCCTCAATTAGAGTCATTTCTGCGAGACGCTGATTTAGATGGTAGGTCTTTTCATAACGTTATCAAAGATATGCAACAGCACGCCTCTGTTTATGGTTCTTGTTGGGCATTAATAGATAAGCCAGCAACAATTACAAAAACTAGAGCCGAAGAACTACAACAAGATATTAGACCATATATCTCTATCTATACTCCAGAGAATGTGACTAACTGGGAATATCAAAGATTACCTAATGGTAGATTTTATTTAACTTCATTAACTATTATTGAAGATATAAATCCAGATAGTGCTATCGTAAAAGTTTGGACACCAGAAGATATTACAACATACAGAGTTGATGAGTATATGAAACAATATGCTAGTGAAAAGCCTGTTAAATTAGATGAACAACCAAACGCATTAGGGGAAATACCAGCTGTTGTTTTATACAATCAAAAATCACAACGTAGAGGAATTGGTATTAGTGATTTGTCTGATGTTGCTGAATTACAACAATCTATCTACAATGATTATTCTGAAATAGAACAGTTAATAAGATTATCTAACCACCCTAGCTTAGTTAAAACACCTAACGTTGAAGCATCTGCTGGTGCTGGTTCTATTATAGAAATGCCAGAAGATATGGATTCAAATCTAAAACCTTACATCATTCAACCTAGTTCACAGTCATTAGATAGCATAATGAAAGTTGTTAATATGAAAGTTAATGCGATTGATAGAATAACTCATATGGGTTCAGTTAGAGGTACAGAAAAAACAATTAATTCTGGAATCGCCCTTCAAACGGAGTTCCAGCTGTTAAATGCTAGACTATCTGAAAAAGCAGATTTACTAGAAAACGCAGAGGAAACTATTTGGTCTTTCTTTGCTAAATGGCAGAATAAAGTATTTGATGGTCAAATTGATTATCCAGATACATTTGATTTAAGAGATTATGCAAGTGATTTACAGTTCTTACAAACTGCAAAAGCTAGTGGAGTTAAATCAGAAACATTTATAAAAGAAATAGATAAACAAATCGCAAAAGCTGTCGTAGATGATGATGAAGCAATTAATTCAATAAATAGTGAAATAGACGCTAGTTCACAAGCAATAGGGCAATTCTCTACAACATTACCAACAAATGACAATGGCGAAGAAGCGTAAAGTTTCCAAAGATAAAAAAACTAAAATACCTAAAAAGTATTTATCTGGTTTAAAAGGCGCTAAAAGATCAAAAAGAGCAAGTCTTTTAAAAAGAATGAGTGCTTTATATAAAGCTGGTAAAAGAATACCTCTTTCATTATTAAAACAAAGAAGCAAAATATAATGGCTGTAAGAAGAAAAGCATTATCGGCAACTACGCAAGCAACGCTTAGAAGCAAAGCTAAAGCTAGTAAAAGATATACTTATGGCACATTAGCTAAAGTTTATCGTAGAGGACAAGGTGCTTTTTTATCTAGTGGTTCACGTCCTAGAGTACCGATGGCGGCATGGGCAATGGCAAGAGTAAATTCATTCTTGCGTGGTTCAAGAAAACATGATTTAGATTTAAGAAAAAGGAAACGCAAATGAGTTTAAGTAATGTTTATAATTTACCATTAGGATTATCTATTCAAAAAGGTTTAGTGCAAAACTATACAGGTATTAATAAGTTTGGATTAAATACAGCAGTTGGAACATCTTTTGAAACTATTTGGGATGGTAATAATACTTATACTTATCCAAGTTCTGCTGGAACTGCTACAGCAACAAGTTCAGATACAGATGACAATACAGGCACAGTTGAGATACAAGGATTAGATTCTAATTATGATCTTGCTACAGAAACATTAACGATTGGTGGCTCTGCTGGTTCTACAAGTTTTATTAGAGTTTTTAGAGCAGTATTAAAAACAGCTAATACAGGAACATCAAATGTAGGAACTATAACAATAACAGTTTCATCAACAACAGTAGCACAAATAAGAGCTGGTTATGGTCAAACTTTAATGTGTATTTATACAGTTCCAAGAAAACATAATGCTTACCTAATGCAGTTAGATGTTGGAAGTTCTAAAGATTTAGAGAATGAAATAAGATTTATTACAAAAGAAATAGACAATGGAAATGTCTTTAACACAAAAGCATTTATTACAACTAGAGGGGGCTTTGTAGAAAAGAATTATGCAGTGCCAGTTGTTTTACCAGAAAAAACAGATATTGAATTAATAGCTAAAGCAAGTGCAACATCTGCTGTAAGTGGTGGCTTTGAATTATTTATAGAAAAAGTTGATCAATCTTAGTGGCTAAGTATCAAGGCAGAACAGTTAAACTTAACAAACCTTTCAGAACGACAGGCGAAAGAAAAAAGTTTGCGGTATATGTTAAAGACCGTTCAACAGGTAATGTTAAAAAAGTTCGTTTCGGTGATCCCAATATGTCTATTAAAAAAAATATACCAGCAAGACAGCGTTCCTTCCTAGCCAGACATGGTGCTATTTTAAAGAAAGTCAAAGGTCAAAAGTCATTAGCCCCTGTATATTGGGCAATAAAATCATGGCGAAAATCCTTTAAAATCTAGGGTTTTTTAATTATTTTGCATTTTTTTTCATTATTTTCTTTATTTATTATTATTAATTTGATAATACTTATATATGATTAAAACAAAGGAGAAAAAAATGGATAAACTAACTATTAAAAACACAGGTAAAGAAGGTAAGTATTGTTTTTATGAAATTGAATATAAAGAAAAAAAATATGAACTTATTAATGGCAATATGTATGGTGATCTAGGTTATAGTGCTTGGAATATTATTGATAATAATTCAGATGATATAGGCGCTTTAGAAACTGTAAATACTATTGCTGATGCAAAAGCATGGATAAAAGAAAACTGTTAGGAGAAAAAAATGAATACAATACACAATGATAATAATATTGAACACGCTGTTTTAGTTCTTGTTAGTGCAATACGAGAAAATAAAATATCTTATGATTATCTTAATAATAATTTAATTTTAGGAAGTATTATGGCGGTTCACAATTTAACTAAAGCACAAAGTAAAACAGTTGTAAGTCTTTGTAAAAAATATTTAAAGGTGGCTCAATAATGAGCCATCTAAGAGAGGAGAAAAAAATGGAAAACTATAAAAAAATTATAATTACTGCTATTTCAATGGTTATAAAATATGAGCCAATAAAATTAGCTAGACTTGTTAGAACATATATTAAAGATAATTTTTTACATGAAGGAGAAATATTAGAAAATAATGATGTTAAACTTATTTTTACTGACCAGTCTACTGTTGTATTTGATAAAAGTGGTAATATTGTTTTAAAAACTTTTAAAGGAAAATAAAATGGAAGAAAATCTTAAAATTCATAAAACAGATGAAAATACATTTTATGTTTTTTCTGAACAAGGTCTTAATAATAAAAAAACTGGTTTTGCTGAATGGTCATGGGGACCTTTTAAAACTATTGATATAGCAAAAAAAGAAATAAATAATATTATGAATAAATATGAATAGTAAACAACTACAAAAAACTATGAACGAGGTCGGACTTTCACAGTCTGACCTTGCACGTTTAATCTTTGATACAGATACATTAGAACAATACCAACGAATTAAAATTAATAGATATATTTCTGGTAAGTCTAAAGTTCCACATTGGTTGCCTGTTATACTAAAAATGTATATACAAGCAAAGAATGGCTAGAATAGATTTTACAGAACAATTAGCAGATCAACACGAACTACAAATCAAGCGTACTTTAGCAGATTTAGAGGCTCGTATTATTTCTGATATTTCTAAAGCAGTATCAAGAGAAGATATTATAACAACACAAATAGCAATACAGCTACGCCCAAATATAAAAAGATTTATAGAAGAAACCTATTCCACAGTTGCTGATAGTAATGTGAGAGATTATGACCAAATTGTGACTTCATTCATGAACGAGTTTGGAGAATTAAATATTCCAGATAATTTTAAAACATTAACTCAAGTTGATTTAGATACAATCACACAATTAAAGTTTCAAAGTTTTAGTGGCTATGAAGAAATAGCAAATAGATATTTAACCGAGATCAATGCTAATGTTTATCAAAATGCTATTGCTGGAAAACCTTTTGAAGAAATGGTCAAAGATATTAGAGGGTTAATTACTGGTGATGAAGATAGACGTGGGCGTTCTATGTCTGGTTATGCGTCACAAATAGCCCATGATAGTGTTATGCAATTTGATGGTCAGTTCACAGTTTATAAAGCAAAAGAGGCTGGGTTAAATAAATATAAATATACAGGAACACTTGTTAGAGATAGCCGAGACCATTGTAGAAAACACATTAACAAAATTTATACCGAAGAAAGAATAAGAGAAATATGGCAAGGGTCTTGGGCTGGTAAATCAGAAGGCGATCCATTTATAGTTAGAGGTGGTTATCGTTGTAGGCATACTTGGTTGCCTGTTGTTGACATTTAATATATATTATCAAAATTAACTAAGGAGTTTATCATGGCTGACGAGCAAAAAAAAACGGATCAGGTTGAAGAAACTGCACCTGTTGAAGCAGTTGAAGAAAAGAAAGCGGAAGAAACTTTATATAATCAAAGACAATTAGAGGACGCTATTAAATCTAGACTAGCTAGAGAACGTGCTAAAATGTACCAAGAATTAGGTACAGATAATCTTGATCAAGCAAAATCTGCTTTAAAAGAAAAAGAAGAACAAGAAATAGAACGTAAAAAACAACGTGGAGAATTTGAAGATTTATTAAAACAACAAGCAGATAAATTTAATCAAGAAAAATCCCAAATGCAAAAACAACTAGAGCAAATCAAAATCAATGACGCTTTAGTAAACTCCGCAGTTAAGAATAAAGCAATCAATCCAGAACAAGTAACAAACCTTCTCCGTTCCAAAGTTAAATTAAATGAAGATGGTAGAGTAGAAGTACTTGCGGAAAATAGTCAACCACGTTATAATTCCAAAGGCGAATTATTGAGCGTAGATGATTATGTTCAAGAGTTCATTACGCAGAATCCTCACTTTCAAAGCGCAACTCCTTCGGGAAGTGGAAGTAAGGCCAATGTGGGTAAGGTAGACGCAAAACCTTTTAATATTGCGGATTTAGATATGAGCAAAGCAGAGGATAGAAAAGCATATGCGGATTACCGCAAAAATCGTGATTCTAAACCTACTGTTATTAACCGATAAACCAAATAGGAGTCTAAAATGGCTGATGAAAGTACCAGTTCCACGTTATCGGAACTATATACGGAAATTGTTGCTGAAGCTGAGTTCGTAATACAAGAGAAATCTTTAATGATGAACCTAGTTAAAAATTACACTATTGCTGGTGGTGGAAAATCTGTAGAAGTACCGATTTATTCTGCTATTGCGGCGGCGGCTGTAAATGAAGCAACTGACTTATCAAACACTGCGGTTGATCCGTCAAGTGTTACAATAACTGCAAGTGAGGTTGGTGTAATGACTACATTAACTGATCTAGCGAGAAACTCTGCACCAAGAAATGTTGTAGCTGACATCGGAAGATTATTCGGTGAAGGTATTGCTAAAAAAATGGATCAAGACTTAATTGCTCTATTTGATGGCTTTTCAACTACACTAGGTGATGGAACTACTGCAATAGCGGCATCATCAATTTTTAATGCGGCATCTACTTTAAGATCTGCTGGATTACCGATTGACGAATGTGTAGCAGTATTGCACCCAAAAATTGCTTACGATTTAAAAGCTAACTTAACAAACACTTTTGCAAATCCAAATGCTGGTGATTTACAAAACGAAGCTATGAGAAATGGTTTTGTTGGAACACTAGCTGGTATTAAAATATTTGAAACTTCAAATATGGCTAATACTGGTACTGCTGGTGATTATAAAGGAGCAGTAATGCACAAAGACGCATTAGCATTAGCAACTATGCAAGGCATAAAAATTGAAACGCAACGTGACGCAAGTCTTAGAGCGGATGAAATTGTTGCTACGGCTGTATACGGCGTAGGTGAATTACATGATAGTTATGGTGTAGAAATGCACTTTGATTCTTCAATCCAATAATTATTATAGGGGGGTTATTCCCCCCTTTATTCTAATTGAATATTTTTTTTAAAAAGGTAAAAAGAAATTATGTGTGAATGTAACGGAAATTGTATCTGCGGTAAATAATGGCAACAACTGTCTTTAGTGTAGCATTAAGTCATCTACAGGAATATCAACCAGACATTGCTGGATTTGGTATTGCTTCATGGGATACACAATTACAGCATGCAGAAGATGATGTTATCAGACAAGTTCGTGAAGAATGGTGGGAAAGATACCGCCACACAGTAAGATATAAAGATATAACAAAGATAACTTCTATAGAACTAGACAGTTCCAAGTTAGTGCCAGCACAATTTATTAGAGCAGTATGTTATAAAGCATTTGCAGAATATATATTTCCTCAACTTACAAAATGGCGTGATCCAGATACTGGAGAAGGCAAAGATAGTTTTCAAGTACAAATAGATTATTACAGATCTAGATATGCAGAAGAATTTCAAGCTGTATTGCGTGATGGAATTTCTTATGATGAAAATTCTGACAGTATTATTCAAGACACAGAAAAAGAGCCTATTCATACATTACGCCTAGTTAGGTAAATGGTCGCTGACGTTAAAATCACATCTAATACAATAGATGTAAGTAACTATATAAAAAAAGTTGCTAAGACTATTCCTAGAGATATTCAAAAAGGATTAGCCCAAGCATCTGCTTTTGGTATTCAACAAATCACAGAAAAGACACAAAAAGGTCAAATGCCAGATGGAGGTAGATTTAGACCATATTCAAAATCAGCTAGAAAAGATAGAGCCAAAAGAGGAAGGCAAATATCATTCGTAGATTTAACTGATACTGGTAGAATGTTTAGATCATTAACAAGTAAAATAACAAAATCAAAAGGAACATTATTTTTTCGTAGACAAGAAGAAAATAAAAAGGCTTTCTTCCATGATGTTGGACATGGTAAAATGCCACAAAGA